AGCCAGTACGTGCCCGTATTCGTCCAGAGTATTTCGCCTATCTTGTATGAGTCGCCGTCGTTTGAGTCACACACGATATACTTGCCGTTCTTCCACTGCACCACGCAGGGACGCTTGCTACCACCTTCCATGCCCGTAGTATCGTCAACGAGATAAAGGCCGTTCTCGGTGGGCGTTATCTTCTGAAGGTCAGCATAGTTCTTTGCATGGGCAAGCGCATAGCCGAGCACCTTAAAGCTTGTGCCCGTGTCGCCTTTCGCGCCGTCGGAAAGAATCGGAAGTGTCAGAGTCACGGTGGTGTTGTCTGCCTTGACCGTTGCCCGTACCATCACCGAAGCGAGGATGTAGAAGCTCACGCCGATGTCGGCCAGGCGGTTTATCGCCACGCCGCTCTTGCTTTCGCCCGCAGTGGTCGTATAGTCCGCCGTCAGCAAATATCCGTCCTTCATGTCCTCAGTCACGTTGCCCGTGCGCTTGCGAAGCGTGAAGGTCACGTCGTTCGGTGTCGCCGTCTGCGAGTTCGGCTTGCGGATTATATATTCCGAGGATGGCACAAGGTCGTACGTCACCGTCACAGGGTCTATCTCCACACTCGGGTCATCCGTAAAAAACTTGAAACACTTCGTATTATGCAGCTCTCTTGCCGGCGACATAAGCAGCGTCAGCGTTTCCCATTGGTACGGATTCACCGTGTCCCCCGTCCTGTAAGGCGCACCCATCGCATGATACATCGCAATAGCGGGCGCGTTTCCGTTGTCGCTTCCGTCCTCCGTAGATGTCGTCAGCTTGATAAGATTGCCGAAGCGGTTCCACTGTATCTGATCTCCTGCCTGAACTATCACGTCGTAAGGCATTGGCGCGTCAGGCTCGCCTCCGTCAGCAGCAGGTTCATAACCGAAGAACACGCGATTGGCTATGACGTTGTTGCCATCGTCAGTAGTCTTGCCTTCCTGCTCAGCGAATATGGAGGAAAGGCTTCCCATTCCGTCGTTCTGCGTCACTTCCACCATCACGTTTCCGAACACCAATGCCTTGCCGTCAGCGCCTATCACCCTTTTCGCCGTCACCGGCACGCAAGCCTCGCTGCCCATGAACGTCCTCTTGTTTGACAGTATCACGTAGTCATACAGCTTGCCGTCTTCCAAGTTTTCCTGTCCCACGCCAACCACGAGTCGCCAATAATAGCGGTTCTGAAGGTTCTCGCTTTCTCCTGCCTTCACGTTAAAGGTCTGACAAAGCGCCATCATGCCCACATGCCACCAGTTTGCCGTCTTCGTAGTTCCATCGTCAGCAGCAGCATAGCACTTATATCCTATAACTGTTCCTGCATCATCCAGTACGTGCGCCACCTTCATTATCGTGCTTCCGGCGTTTGAGAAGAGTGTCGTACCGCCCGAATAGCTCACCTTTCTCACCTCCGCGCTTGCAGCGAAGAACTTCGTGCGTGTCGTCAGATAGTCAATATAAAGATGACTCTTGCCGTCCTCTCCCATGTAGAGGTCAAAGCCCTTACCGCCAACTATAACCCTATCCTGCTCAGTAGACTGAGGGTCGCGCACCCTGTCCACCACCACCTCGCTCAGCGTGGCCTGTCCCTTGCCGGTAATGCCATAACCGCTACCGTCTGTAGCTCCGATTGCCAAACCGCGAAGGAAGCGTATCTCTTCCTGCGCTGTGTCGGGGTTCAGTTTCGAGAGGAAGTATTTCGCTCCCCTGCTGCGTATCAGACCTTCTATCTGTGCCGACGAGAGACCCGACTTCACGCTCATCGTGACCGTGTCTATGGCGTCCTGCATCTTTTGCAGCGTTCCCACATCCTTGTCTTCCTTGATGGTCACGTCATAAGTGGGGATGCTGCCAAGCTCCTCACGGATGATGAGTCTCTCTATGACGCCGCTCTTGTCTATATTCAGGTCCGTGTCGCTGAAGTGCAGCAGACTGCCTGCCTTGAGGGTTTCGTAAAGACTCGCCGTCTTGCCGGTGGTGTCCGCCTTCGCCTTGTCATGCTGATATGCCATGAATATCTCGTCCACCTTCGGCTCGAACACGTATCGCGTATAGTCGTTCTTGTCCAGCCATGCGAGGGCGTATTTCAGGAGTTTTGCCGATGCCGCCTCCACGTAAGAGTCGGGCATTTCTATGCCGGTCAGCACGAAGTGGTCTCCGCTTTCTATCTGGAAGTCTTTGTTCGGGAAGTACAGCTCTAAGGCGTCGTCCTTCACACGGTCAAGGGTCAGCTTCCATACGCCGTTCTCCTTCACTGATCCGTTCACCTTAAACTCTCTGCCGCCACACTTGCCGTCCTTCATGCTGATTGTGAAGTCCTCCTTCTTCAGCATGTTTATGTCGAAGTTCACCTTCTCAGAGAGTGTTACTGAGAATGGCGGTACGGTCTGTCCGTCCTTGAAGATGCCGTTGTCCTTGATGTCGGAACCGCTGTTTATCCCGTCTATGCGCTGTCCGTCCACCGTCATTTCTTCGATGGTCGGATATATCTCGATGATGCCTTCCTTCTTGTTCTCCGTATCGAACATCACGCTGCCGTTTCTCACGCCAAGCTCCTTGATGTTCACCGAGTCCACGTAGGGGCGGTCCTTCAGCTCGGAAAGAAGGTGCTCCTTGCCGCTCGGGTTTATCCAAGCCTTCTCTTCCTCGGTAGCCTGCGTGTCCCACCATTCCTTTACGGACATCTTGGGGAAGCCCGGCAGCATCAGCCTTGTCACCGCCATGTGGGACGGCATCTGGTCCGTATTGGCGATCATGTTCTTCGAGGGGAAGCTCTGCTTGTTCACGCCTTGAAGGAAGTACACCTTTCTTTCTTTCATCACTGCGGTGTAGAAGTCCTCCACGTTCTTTACCGTCATTCCGTACTCGTCGTTTGACGAGTTCAGGATTATCGTGACTGTCCCCTCGCCCTCTGTTCGTGCTGACGACACGGCTAAGCCTCTGCCTTCTATGTCACCCGCCTTTACCGTCACGTTATATTCTCTGCTCTCCGCTGTCGATCCGTCTCTCACTGACGTGAAGTAGCTGCCCGCTGCTGCCCAGCTAAGGCTCGGGATGGTCACATGCAGGACGGTGTTCGTCGAGGAGGCAAGATGACTTATCTTCGATGTCTCTCCGAACACATCCACGCACAGATTGGCGTAGTAATGTGTCGGAAGGTTCTTCTCGCTTCCGTAGGCACGCAGACGGGTGGTCACGGCTTGGCTGTCATCAGCGGTCTGTGTTATCTCGTACAGACCCCTGCGCTTGCCGTAGACAAATTCGTACGGAACCTCCAGTCCCGTCGTGTCCACGAAGACGTTGCGTCCTCTCACCACGAAGTTGATGTCCCATTTCGAGTTCACTAACGCGAGGGCGTTCCAGCAGTTCTGGTTGTCGATTGTCAGAGCGGCGGAGTCTATGATGGTCTCAGTGGTACCCTCGCCGTACATCTCCTCCCATACGGCTCCGTCGCAGCCTCGTTGCAGGCTACGCTCCTTGTTTCGTGAGTACAGCGCCCAGAGTCCTGCGCCCATCTGCTCGTCCATATTCGCCTGTATGCGGTCCAGGAGGTCGTCCACGGTCTGCACATAGAAGCCGAATTTTGGAAGGGCTGTGTAGGGTATCGTCTGCTCTTCCGTGTTCTCCATTCCCAATACCACGTCCAGAAACTGCGCTCTCACAAGCTCGTCCTGCAAGGCGTTCAGCTTCACGTTCTCGTATCTGAAAGCGCCTCTGTCACTGCCTGCTCTTGCTGTCTTCGCCTTGCCGGGGTCGTAGTTCAGCTCATAGCGCTCGCCACGGTATACGATGTAGTCGCCGATGGAGAAGTTTATGGGGTACGCGCTTTCGATGGTGGTCTGCACGAAGCAGTCCTCCATCCAGCCGTCCGTCATCTCCACGGCGCTAAGCTCCACGGCATTGCCTTCCATGTCGTTCAGAAGACTTCCGTCTTTATGGTACACTCGTATACGCTCTTTCATATCGTAAGGGTTATGTCGGTGACAGGATCGTTCACCTTGAATGTTATCTTTGTTATCAGCAAGTCGCCGTTGGCGTCTCTTACAAGCGTAGCGTCTTCGCCGATGCTCACAAAGCGCACGTTCTGCCTGCCTATCTTTGTGTAGTCGCAATACAGCTTCATCGTGCCGCCGCGCAGATAGTCGAGGAAGGCTTTCAGGTTCTTGTTCGCTGTGTCCTTGTCACCCTTCATGCCGAACTTCACGCTCATCTCATAGGCGCTCATCTTCAGACCTTCGGCGGGTATGTATTCGTCGTCGCCGTCCTCGTCCTTCCATTCGCGCTTCGAAGGCTCTTTTGCCTTGGTCGCCATCATGAAGGGAATGTCCATGCAGTACATGCCGAACGCCGAAATGGTGTCCGTTACGGCAGCTCCTGCCGTCTCTCTTTGCATCAACACTTTATAATATTGCATACTGCTCTCTTTTAGTCCCAAAATTAGTAAAAATATTGCATAAATATACACTACTGCGTGAATATTTATGCGATATCCGATATTTTTTTATTCTTTCTTCTTCTCACGTACCGTCACGTCGCCTGCCGCCAGCCTCACCTCGCCGCCGTATCTGTATACGAACACCTTGGCATGGCCTTCCGTCTCGGCATACACCTCTCCCGCGTCCCTCAGCGTCACGAACACCCGTGCGTAGCCGGTCGCCTTCACTCTGAGCACGCTCCCGTGACGGACGTACACCTCGCCCGCCCCCGTACCGTCGAACGTCGCATCGCATACGCATTCTCCGTTGAGGATGGTCATCGGGGCGTTCGTCACGCTGACGTTCTCGTCCGCCCATACGCCGTGGTTGTGTATCACGTCGCCGAACTGGTGCTTTATGGTCTTCACGTCGGGCCAGTCGTGGTCTATGCAGAAGTCTATGCCGCGCACGAACTTCCTCACCATCTCGTCCTTCGAGGTGTTGTCCTCCCATTCGTTTGTCCACTGCTGGCAGAGGCCCAGTCCAATAGCCTCTGCCTTCATCTTGTAGGATAACTGTCTTTCTTTCATGTGGTTTCCTTTCTTATTTCACGTAAATCTTTGATGAGCCGTTGCTCACCTTGCGGGTCCACGTCACTATCTCGTCTATGCGGTCGTTACGCACCTGGGCGAGCGTCACGAGTTGGTTCATGGCTGCAAGCTGGCTCTTCTGTATCTCGCTCATCGCAGGAAGGAGCGACACGTTCGTGGCTATTGCCTTGATATTCTCGCGGTTCACGCTCACGTCCAGGCGGATGGCGTTCAGATAGGCGGCAAGGAGGTCGGCGGTCTCTTCCGTCACACCCTTTATGGTGTTCGTGGCCGATGAACTGCCGCTCTCGGAGAAGTCCCAGCCTCTGCGCTTCAGCTCTTCGAGGACGGCGGTGATGTTCGCCACGCTGTTCTCACCGGCTGAGTAGAGGTCGGAGGCGAGCTGTGTCACGTCATACTCGTCCAGCCTGCCCTTCTTCTCTATCTGCTGTGTCAGGAAGTCGAGGGGTTTCTGAAGGGCCTGCTCCATTATCTTCTGCGAGATGATGTTCTTCGTGAGGTCCTTCACCATTTCCTTCGCCTTTTTCTTGTAGGCGTCGATGGCGTCCTCGCCCTTTTCCCAGGCGCTCACCACGGCGTCTGTCAGTTGGCTTGCCCAGCTCTTCATGTCCACGCCGTACAGCTCCTTGAGGAAGTTCTTGGCGGCGTTCTTTATCGAGCGTTCCATCTCCTCTATCTGTTGGTCGTAGTCGGCCAGCTTGTCCTTGTCAGTCTTCTTCTTCGCGTCCTCGTTGGCACGCTGACGCTGTAGCTGGTCTCGCTGTGCCATCAGCCCCGTCAGCTCTGCCTGATAGGCATTCGTCGGGTCAGCGAGGCTCTTCTGCGCCGCCTCGTACGTCTCCTTGCTGTAGGCGCTCGGATTGATGCCGAAGATGCGCATAGTATTGCTCTTCTCGCCCTTCTCGTAGTCGCCGACTATTCGGTTCATCTTCGCCGTCGTCTTCGCGTCCATACGGTAGTTATAGATGCCGCCCAAGCTGTCCTCGATGGCGTTCTTGATGGTGGTCTGCATGTTTTCGAGGGCTTTCAGCTCGCGCTCCGCCAGCTTTATCTGACGCTCCTTCTTAGCGTCATGGGCCTTGGCGAAGGCGGTTATCGGTCCCGTTATGATGCTTGCCACACCGCTCACCGTGCCGCCGATGTCAAGGTTCTTCACGGCGTTGAAGGTTTTCGAGATGCCGCCAGTGATAGAGGTTAGCGACGACATCGCTGCCTGTGCGTCCTGCCATCCGTCACTCTCGGTGTCTATGCCGAGAGCATCTGCCATGTCCTTGACTTGGTTGAATGCGTCGCTTATGCCGTTGGCGATATTGGCTATCTCGCCGAGGGCGCTGCCGATGTTCTCGAAGCGCTTCTTCAGCGTCATGCCTTCTCCTACCAGCTTCTTGCCGGTTCTGATAAGGTCTTCACCTGTCATCTTGAGCTTCAGCCCTTCCGCTACAAGGCCGATGTCACCCTTTATCCTGCCCTCACGGATCTTCTCCTCGCCAGCCGCCACACTGGTCGCGCCCATTGATATCTTCGCGTTACCTTCTTCTGTCTTACGCTCGGCTATGCCGACGATGCCGCCGTTGAAGAAGCCCTTTCTGCGCTCGCTCAGCTTGCGCAGCTGCTCGTCTATCTGCTGTATCTGTTTTGCATACTCTCTTGCGTCGATGCTGCCGTCTCTCAGGGCTGTGTTAAGATACTGACGTATCTCTGCCGCCACTTCACGCGCCTTCATCTCTCCCATCTCGGTTATCGCACCGAAGAAGTTCAGGTAGTCCTGGCTCTGCTTGAACTGAGCGTCCATTACCTGTCCTTTCTCCTTGTCACGCATCTGACGGAAACGCTCGGCAGTGGAGGTGTCACCGCGTCTGTCCGCCTGCTTTATGCGCTCGTCCCACTTCGCGTCCACGGCAATCAGCTTCTCCTCCCAAGTCGCCGTCTCCTTGATGGCGTCAGCGGCTTTCTCGAGGTAACCCGTATAGTTGTTTCTGACGAGGTCGGTTATCTTCTTCCACAGGTTATAGGCGTCGGTGTTGTCCTCCAATGCCTTCTTGGCTGTGGCGTCGGTAGCGTCCAGCAGACCATCTATCTTCCTGCCGGTCATCTCCTCGAACATCTGGGCCATACCGCGGGTCTGGTCGTCCCACATCATACCGTCTCTGAAGGCGAGTGAGGCGAAGTCCTCGTCGCCGGTCTTCTCCAACAGTGCCTTATGGAGGTCTGCCTGACGGATGCCTCTCTCTAATATCTCAGCAAAGTCAGCAGCCAGTCGGTCTGCCTCGGGCTTCAGCATCTCGGAGTATTTCCATTCGCTTCTCTCCCTATGCAGCGCGGTAATGGCTTTCTTTCTCTCCGTGGTGGTAGGCTTCAGCGCCTTCTCTAACGTCTCCAGGCTCTCCAGATACTTGTCGAAGCTAAGGTCGCCCACCTCAGGAAACAGCCCTCTGACCATATCGTCAGCCTTCTTGGCTCCCCAGTTGGGAAGTCCCTTATACTTCTGATACATCTGACGGGCAGACTTAAACGCATTAAGACGCTCCTCCCAAGCCTTCAGCTCCTTATCCTCTTTGTCGCCCTTGGCCTTCGGCACCTTGTTGCTCTTCTTGTCCTCAGGAATATATTCATAACCAAGTCCTAAGTAGGCGGCCTTCCTGAGGTCTTCGTATTTCTTCTTTACTGCCAGTCTTGTCTCCTCGTCACCCTTACCCTCCTTTTTGGCATCCTCCTCTGCTTTCCATATGTTATAACGCTTCTTCAGTTCTGTCTTTGCGTTATTGCGGGCGGTATACATATCGTTCACCCCTTTCAGCAAAGGTTTAAGCTCTTGGAACTTCTCGGCATTCTCCTTCCATTGTGTGATATTTGAGCCGAGCACATTATTATATATGCGTCCAGTGAACGGATCGAAGTTGTCTATCATTCCCGTATCATACACGAGCTGGATCTTCGCTTCAAAGGACGAGTTGGCAAGGAGGCGTTGCAGCTCCGTCTCCCATTTCGGATAGGCGATGCTAAGCTCGCTGACGGCACCTCGCATAAGGTTCTCTACCTTACGCTTGCTTTCCGCGTCTAACTCCTTGTGTCCGCGGATCCTGTCCGCTATCTCTGGGAAGGCAGAGTCAACCATGTTCATGAGTTTGCTTGCGAAGGCTTGTTCCATGTCTTTGTCCTCCAGGCCAAGCGCACGGTTCAGAGCCGAACGTATCTGCACGGTGGCTTCCTCGCTTGCACCCTTCAGCGCAAGAAAGTTCTTCAGCATCGTCTGCATCGCCTGTTGTTCCTGCGTACTGTTGACGATATTCGGAAATTCTTTCTTGTACCTTGCGGCAAGCTGACCGATAAACTTGTCAAACTCTTTCTCTGCATCTTCGTAAAGACCCATCTCTGTCTCATTCACGCCTCCCTTTCCGAAGATGGATGAACGCTTTACGAGTGTTTCGGCAGCTTTTACGGCACTCTCGGTCTTATCGCGAAGATCCTCATAGAGGTCCGTATTCTCCGACTTCTCCTGGGCCACCTTATTTGCTTCTTTCAAAAGCTTCAACTGCTCCTCAAGGTATTTCAGACGCTCCTTGTGGCTTTCTATCTCCGCAGCCTTCATTTCAAAGGCGTTGGCGCTTTCAGGAGCTATCTCTCTGATTTTGTCCTTGTAAGATTCTATGGCATTGTCTATTTCTTTCTCGTTGTCGCCGCGCACTATCTTGCCCACGTTGTTGTCGCGCATAAAGTCATCAATCTGCTTTATGCGGTCCTTCATTTCGTCCATAGTCTGCTGCATATCCTGCTTTAGTTCTTGCGACTTCGATATAAGGTAGCTTATGCCAAATGTCACGCCGGATATGATAAGCCCCGGCAGACCGCCTATCGCGGACCACAATGAAGCGCCCAATGCCTTTGCGCCCATTCCTATCACTCGGAATGACGCCAATGCGGAGGTCGTAAAGCTGCCCCACATGTTCCTCATCGCGCCCATAGGATTAGCCATCATGCCAGCCATCATCATCCTCAACTGGACAAGCAGCCTTTTGGCTCTCATACCGAATGTGTTCATGCCCGTCTGCTGCTTCAGAAGAGCCGAATAGGTCAGATATTGCTGCTGTGTTATCTTGCCTGCAATGCGCAGACGCGACAGCTCAGATTGGTTGAGCTGCTTTGACATCATCAGACTACGGAGGTCTGCTCCCGTTATCTTATTCTTGGTAGACAGAATATTACGTTCTATCTGTGTCAGATTCTCGCCTCGAAGCTGTTTCTCCATCGCGCTCTTGGCCAGTCCACCCTTGGTGGAGAGCAAGCTCGAGGCGGTATTGCCCATCAGCGCCCTGCGCATGGCGTAACCTGCCACGACAGCACCAACCGGCAGGGCAAGGGTGTGAAGCGCCTGCACGAGGGCGGTTGCGCCGTCAAGGGCGGTCTTGAAGAAGCTGCCCACAAGGTTGTTGCCGCTCGCAAACTCAGACAGCATGATTTCCCAAGCGTCTTTCAGCTTGTTATAGCGACCAAGAAGGGTTTCGCTGAGCACCTGCTGCATGTTGTAGAACTGACCACCCGCATCGGTCATCTCCCAGAGCACGTTCTTCACATCCTCGAAGTCCACGCCGCGGTTCGAGATACGGCTCTTCACCTCACTCGTGCTGACCTTCTGACCTTCCTTCTTGGTGTAGTATTCGCTCAACTTCTGAAGAATAGGAATGCCCGCATACGATATCTGTCTCAACTCCTTGCCGTCAAGCCATCCACGCGAACGTACCTGACCGAACGCCAATGCTATGCGCTCGAAGCTCACGCCCAGTCCTGACGCCATGTCTGCCAGGCGCTTTGTGGTATCGTAAAGCTCGTCATACTCCACGCCGTATGCTGCCAACTGCTTCACGTCTTTGTTCAGCTCGGAGAAGGTGAACGGAGAGTTCAGTGCCAGCTCTTTCGTCTGATTGAAAAGCACATTGGCATTCTGCACGTCGCCGATGATACTTTGGAGCGCAATGTGCTGCTTCTCAATCTCACCACCAGCCTGGATTATACTCATCGCAAACTGCTGAGCGCCATAAACCAGACCGCCTTGCATAAACAGCGACTTCAGATCCTGCAACGTAGAGTTCATGCCTAAAGAATGGTTCTTGGCTTGCTCAAAAGCCTTGGCCAAATCCCCCCTCACCTTAGCAGCTGTCCTCGCCACCTCCTGCTGGTGTGCTCGCTCCAGCTCAATGCTCTTCTCCTTCTCGCGGTTCGTCTTCTCCTGCGCAGCGTTTATCGCTCTTTGGTCTTGCAGCACTCGTCCTGCCAGCGTCGTGTCATGTCCCGAGCCTATGCTTCCCAAACGTCCAAGAGCGTTAAAGTCTCCCGATGCAAGTCTGTCCTTGAGCGTCATAAGGTTGCGCATAATGCTGATAATACGGCGTATCTCCGCCTCTGTCTTGCTCACATCCGCACCCAATGCCACACCACGGCTAAACTCACGTCTCAACGCCCGCACCTTGTTTCCAAGCGAGTCATAACGAGCTTCCGCTGCCTTTATCTCAGACAATCTCTGCTTCTCAGCCTGCGCAAGTTCCCTTGCGGCCTGCGCCTCTTTGCGCTTCTCTTCCGCTCTTCGCCGAGCGTCGTCTCTCGCGGCCTCTCTGTTCGCCTTTTCCTGAGCCGCGTTCAGCTCTTTCTGCGCCACTGTGGCGTTTGTCAGGTTTTCCTTCAGACGGTTCACCTGCGCCGCATACCACTCGTATGCCGGTCTGTCTCCTTTGCCCATCATGGAGACAACGGTGTTCTCAATCGTCTTCTTGAATTTCGCCGCCTCGCTCAAAGCCTTGTCAAGCGCAGCGGTATTCACACCAAGCTCCAGTCCGCGCATACCCACACGCTCGCCCTTGCCAATGCCCAATCCCATCGACGCATACAGTCGCGACATCTTCGCCGTATCCGATGCTATGCGTCTCTGTTCTGCCTCCGACTGTCTGCGTACTTTGTCTTTCGCATCCTTTGCTGCCTTTTCGTCCGCCTTCCTCTTAGCTTCTTGCAGCTCCATATACCGCTTGGTATAGTCCGAGAGTGCCTGCAAGTCGCGCTCCCTTTCCTGCTGCGCTGCCTTATGCTCGTTCGATATCTCCTGGTTTACAGCCCTCTCAACCTCAACCGTCTTACCCCTCTCTCTCCTATACGCGCTCTCCGCCACTGTTGCCTTCGTCATCTCCACGAGTACGTCAGAGATAAGGTTTCTCATCTGCGATGCGTCAGTCAGCATTGTCGGATTCAGCTTCACTGCGTTAAGACGTGCCATAATTCTGTCAAGCTCCGTGATGCTGCCGACAAGCATACCCGTCATAAAGCCCTTCCGTGTTCCTTCCGCCATAAGGTCACGAAGTCGCGCCAGCTTCTCCGTCACACGCGCAAGATCCGTCTCCACCTTCGCTGCGCCACCGCTGAACAGCGAAAGCGGATTATCCTTCTTAAACGTAGCCACGATGTCCTGCACATCCTTCTTCGCCACATCAAGCAGCTTCTTGAAGCTGCCAAGCACGTTGCTGTCATCCATGCCACCGCTTTGGAGAAGACGTGTCATCTCTCCTCTGAACCCTTCCAACGACTTCTTGGCGCTGTCCAAGCTCTTCGTGTCCACGTTAGGGTTAAGCGCCTTGGTATTGTCCAGCTTCTTTTCCTGACCGATGATGTCCTGAAGCAGCTTTATATAGTCAAGAGCATTTGATATCTTCGTTCGCCATTGTGAGACATCCGCCTCCTTGCCCTTTATCGTCGCAAGAGTCGCCAGTTCTGCGTTAGCCTTCCTGAGAGCCGCCGCAGTCTCTTCAAGCCCTTTGGCTTTTAACAGCGTCCCCGTAAATGCGTTGCTGTCTCCAAGATTTTTGAGTATCTTGGCTATGCCGGATATCTCTTTTGAGTTCTTGGCGATATACGCATTCGCCTCTCTGAATACCCTCGCAAAGTTATTCCCGTTGACCCCTTCAAGCGCCCTGACAAGACTCTCTCCCTCCCGCTTCGCTTTTTGCGTAGCCTCGTCCACGCCCCTCATACCCTTGGTTATCTTCTCGATGGCCTTGCTCATCTCGTCCCTGACCCCAAGACTCAACCACAAACTACCAATATTTCCGTCTGCCATAACATCCTTACATTATCCTATTCTAAAAAACAATCCTTCTCACTCTCCTCATAACGGCGCCAGCCCCCCCCAAAAAAAGCGAGGAGCAGCAGCCACTTTCAGCCCACTGCTCCTCGCCCCCATTCCTGTCCTTAGCCCTTCCTACGCTGCCGCAGGCGCCTTTGTAAGCCAAGCAACGCTCTTCAAACCAGCACCCTCAACCGAACCACTGAACTTGAATGCGACAGGCTTGGTTCCTGTCTCATCCCACTGCATAGTTGCATAGAGCGAGAGGTTTGTGATGACCATCAGGTTATCCTTTGTCTCGTCTACGATACAGATAGTACCGGTCATCTTAAACTTCTTTGTCTCCAATGCGGTACCGGTATAACCCGTTGTAACGTCAAGAGCCGAATCGCCAGAACCCTTGATGGTAAACTTGGTGATTTCGCTGACAGCTTCCTCGCCGAACATTGCAGAGAGCAAGTCCTTTGCCTTGGAAGGAACAACCAACTCTACGTTAAAGTCACCAAGCTCTGCGGTGGTCGCCCAATCGCCGCCAAGACCGATTACCTTATAGTGATTGACAGTCGGGTCTTCCATCGTTGCCTTCAGTGAGTCAACCTCCACGGGAAGCTCCAACTCCGGGGTAAACTCGATTGTCCCCTTCGACAGGTCTATCAGACTCTTTGAGTACAAGATAGACTTAGGACCTACAAATCGGTCTTTAAGCTCAAGAATTTTCTTCATTGCCATAATCCTTAATTTTTTTTAAATAGTAAATTATCCCAAAAACATTCATTCTCATAATATCCAGCCGGCAAGCAGCCTATCATAAGCTTCTCACCTCGTCCTCAGCATCCCCTGCACTATCGTCACCGAAAAACCGTCACCGTCATCAGTCTGCAAGGTCACCCTCGGCCTGGTCACCGTCAGGTTCTTCGTCGATATCGGAAACTTTTTCATTACCGCACTGACCTTCTCGGACACCGCAGACACGTCAAACGCCCCAGGATTCTTTGCCGACACCTTGTTCCTCACATATATCTCTATCTGAGCCGTAGTGGTATAGTCATTGAACGTCCCCTCACTGTTCATCTCATTGTTAAGAATCACAGAAGGAAATACCACCACGATATAGCTGTCAGGCCTGTCACTCACAGCCTTAGGACGGTCATGGGCATAAACCCTGTCGCAAACACCCTTAACAGCATTACCGACATCATAGTACATATCTTTAATGTTCATGCCTTACGTATATTTTGTGAACTCCGATACGGATTTTACGTGATCCACAACCTTCACCCTTATGGCGCAGTTCGCAATGGCTATAGCCATATCATCCCTTGCTGCACTCATCATGTTGTGTATGTGGTTCAGGGCGTCATACTGGGCATATTCCACAGGGCAGATACACAACATCTGCCATCTCGCACGGCTCTTGGGAGTCATGGAATGTATTCTCGCCCTTCCTAACGTCGGACCATACTGACCTCCGTGTCCTTCAGTTCCGACATATCTGCCAAGCGAGTCGGCGTCAGAGCCGTCATAGTATTTGTCGAGAGGATAAGCCTGCCCCTTTCTCAGCGTACGCATCGTCGGGTTCTTGCCCTCGGTAGTGACAATGTCTATGAGTTCGCGGTCTTCGTATATGCCTATGGTAAAGGAACGATACGCGTTACCCGTAATATTCCTCATACCAGCCGCCTGCATATAGTCCTCAACGCTCGCGCATATCTCACGTGCCGCCCGATGCAGCAGGTCCTTCATAGTTTTGCTCGCTATAATCATAAGCTTAGAACTTACAGTAGCTCTGAATTGCTCACCCAAAGAATCTCTCTTAGCCATACAATCCTCCTCCTTTCTTCAAACGGCGCAAGCCTCCAGAATAGCCTATAGCCGCTATAGCCGCCTATCACAAGACTGCCCTTCTCACACCCTCCTCAGACTCCAGTACACCACGGTCCTGTTATTGTCACCCTCGCAGTCCTTCACCATGCCTTCCTCGCTATGGTTCCCGACCCTCACTCTTATCGTGTCGCCGTCAAGAGGAAAGCCACCCGCCTTCCAGTCGTCGAACCTCATTGGTATCGAAGCCTTTCTCTTGTTCTCGTCCACGTTCTTGTCACCGGTCGTCGTTGTGTCCGTAAAGCTCCTGCCTTTACCGTCGTAGAGAACCACCTCCTCGTCGTTCACGGGAGCGTCGTCGTCAGCGAACGGATTGTCCTCGTCGCCCTTTCCGGGCACAAGCCTCACTATCGTGACCCTGTGAGGATAGCGTGGGTTGTTGATCATTCCTGTCTCCATGATGCTGCGTTATCTGATTATGTGCGGAACGGGCATCCCGCATCCGTCACGGGACGCACGCTTCACGCCGTGAGAAGTCATACGGAAGGTCGATTTGCGCTTGAACACCGAACTCTTGTCCAGCTCCTCGTAGATGGCGTTAGCCTCCGCCTTCAAGGCAGCGATGTCCGCCGAGGACAGTTCATATCCTCCCTCCGTATGGCTCCAGTTATTGTCGGCTTCAGAGGTATTGTTCACCTTGCTCGCACCAAGGACATACCATTTCAGCATGTCGGCATAAGCCAGCCTAACCTTATCCTTTTCGCAGGAAAGATATTCCATACCGCCGTCCAGCTCCCTGTCCACCAAGATGGACAGCAGAGCAGCACGGGGTATGCCGAACCTCACCTTGTTGATAAGGTAGTCAGTCACCGAAAGAAAACCATTCTCCGAAGCCATAATCATTCTCTCAAGTTACGTTAAACCGTCTAACCCTTCTTGGTGATGTCGATAATCCAGCGGTACGGGAAGTCCAGCATCGCAGGGACCGCGGCAAACATAAGGTCGGTATGCCACTCCTCGTAGTCACCATTGGCGACTGTTGTGTTGCAGAGCAGACCGAGACCCTTGTTTGTCTGCGCGAACACCTTCTTAACGATGCTGTTTCCGTACTTCTCAAACATCGGCTTGTCAGCAATCTGCTTGCGCTCGTACTCGAAAGCGTCACCGGCAGGACGGAGAACGACAATATTGTCATTCCAGCCCTTAACCTTGGCAACCGAGCCGTCGAACTTGAGGTTGCGCTCCTCCTCGTCAACAATCTCAATGCGTGAGATTCCCTGAATGTCAGCGAATGCCTTGAGGAACATCTCGGTGTTCACGCCGTAGTCCTCGACGTAAGCAACATAATGAGCCTTGCACCAGTTGATGTACAGCTCCTTAATCTGCTTGTTGCCAAGGAAGGTGTTGTAGAAGGTGTCATAGGTCATCTGCCATACAAGGGCGAGACGGCTCTGGCCGAACTCCTCGCGCCACTCGCTTTCTATCTTGCGCATCTGTTCGAGGATGTTACAGTCAGCGTTAGCCCATTCGAGCTTGCCGCACTTTCTGAAATTCTCCTTCGGGATTGGCACCTTGTGAAGTGGAATCTGAATACCGCGAGCGATACCCGTGTAGTCAAGCTCACCGGTCGTAGCCAGCTTCGCAACCATGTAGTTCATGGTCATGTCAAGAGAGTCCATCAACGTCTGGGTCTCGTCGCGCCACTGCTTTACGAGGTCGCTGTCGTTGCCGAACTCCTCAAACTGCTTCTCGCGGTAGTTGCGCTCCTCTGCGGTTTCCTTGAAGCCGTCAGTAATGAAGTCGGGGATAGTGGCAGAATAAACTTCCAACGCACCCTTGTCCTTCTGGAACGAGCCTGCGAGCGGAGCACGGAGGTTGGCGAGTGTCGCAGCCTGCAAAGCGGATGCCTCAACTGAGAATGTAGCCACGCCCTTATGGTTGGTAGGCGTGAGGTCAGGCGCGATACGACCCTGCGTGAGATACCAGCCGTAGTTCACATGGAAGATGTCCTTCTTGTCGATAAACTTCTGCAAGTATCTTGTGTTCTCTGGGTCGCTGAAAAAACGCGCCTTTCGGGAATTGTTAAAATCAAACTTTGGCATATCTTTTCGTTTTTGTGTTGTGTGTTTTTCCGATTAGTTCTCTGCATACCACCACTCTGCGTAGCGGCTCTTGTTCATCGCCTCTACAGCCGGCGGAATCGGACTCATGCGCGACTTCCACATTACCACGTCAGTGCCGAGCAGACAGAAGTCGTTGAGGTAGCGCGGAGCATAGAACTTGTCACTGCCGGCAAGTGCGTGGAATGGCATGTCTACGTCGCACGGAGCAAAGCAGTTCGGGTTAGTAACCATAGGCAAAACGGTTGCGCCCGCCTTCTCTGCCTCCACCAGTACAGTGCCCACGGTCAAAGCGCCGAGAGTCTCACTGAGGGTCACCTTCCATACGTCGCCGGCTGTCGCGTCGGTGGTTGCCTCCACCGCAGTCACGAGCACACCCTTGCTCTTTGTCTTGAAGTCCTTCTGACCAACCATGAGATTGTCGCCGACAAACGGAATATGGTGATAGCCGTCGCGTGTGATGTAGATGGCCGTATCCGTAGCGGCATCGGTAGCCTTAGCCACCTCGTAGCTCTTGAGAATCTTGATTGTGCCACCGCTGTTGTCAGCGAAACCAAGGCTGTGCTCAATCAAGTCGCCAGCGTAAATCTTGGCTGGACCAGGGAACGGGTTTTTCAGGACACCGCCAATCGGAGGGCGACGGAACGCTTCCTTAACGGCACCAGGCAGGTCAACGAACACATGGCGCTGACCACCGATAGTCATTTCTGACTGCAAGATTACAGCGCCGGTAGCATTGACTGCACCCTGCGCCAGCATCTGTCCGTAGTAATCCTTGTTGTTATCCATAACTTTTTACCTTAAAAATTAAAATGTTTACTTTTCTTTCGGTTCGATGATGTCATCCCACTCGTCGTCAGGAATTGTCCTGCCGCCGCCAGAAGAAGAGCCGCTGCCTATGCGCGGTATCGCGGTGTTGCCTGTAGCACGCTTGAAGTCGGTAGTGTAGATACCCTCCGCCTTTGAAATCAGATCGGTTACATCGGCATCCTTGTCAGGAATTTCAAGCTTGGAGATTGCAGTGTCAAGAAAGAAATCGTTAAGTTCGAGCTTTGCCTTGTCAAACTTGTCCTTCAAGCCTTTTCTGACCGCTTCGATTGTAGCGGCTCTTGATGCCTTCTTGTCGCGCTCCTCGTTGGCCTTTTCGAGTGCTTCGAGTTTTGCAAGCAGCTTGTCGTACTTATCGTCGGGAGTGTCCTCCCCGTCCTTCTTTCCTTTGCGTTCCTCCTCTTCCTTCTTCTTGCGCTCGGCTTCCTCTCTGCTCTTCTTCAGCTCGTCAGCTATGTTCTTGTGCAGATTCTTGTCCATGCGCTTGAGTCGGTTTGCCAACTTGGTAACAATTCTGTCATTCTCGTCATCATCGTCACCCATCTCACCAAGAACGTCATTAAGCTCGTCGTCAATGCTCTTCTTGCTGAGTGTGGTAAACTTAGAAGTGTCCTCCTTCTTGTTCACCAATTCCAATAGTTCCTCTATCGTCATCCTGATTTGTGTTTATGTAAAGTGAGTCCTTCACCTTACTAATTGCATAAATATACATTTTATATCGCAAAAATACGCATAAATATACATCTATCCAAGAAAAATCCATTATTTTTGCATAAACATACATAAAATATTAGACAAAGCCCCATAAACGGCCCCATTATCAACAGGATAACATGACAAAACTCTCACCATACCGCCTACGCGACGGCTCTCCTGTCTACACCCAGGAGTACATACAGTCTCTCCGAGACGCAGACAAACGCCACCCCGACCGGCTCAAAATCATAGACCAACGGGGAGGACAGGAACGTATGCTCGCCATCGACGCAGACATCAAAATCGTCGGAGGCTCCCGCGGTGGTCCTCTTCTTGTCGATACAAAAGTTGTCACTCCCTTTGGCTATCGCCGTATTGGCGACCTGAAACAGGGCGACATTATTAGCGGCACCGATGGAGGCATGCAGCGTGTCGTATATCGCAAAGACCACGGCAAACTTCCAGCTTACAAACTAAAGTTTGTCGATGGGTCTGAGGTTATTGCGTCATACGACCACCTTTGGAATGTACGTAAGACTTGCTATAGAAGTAAGAAGAGAATCATTAACGGGTTATCTATCAATGATGATTATAGGGTATGGACCACCCAGATGGTTGTTGACCACCTCACAAAGCTGAAGACTGGCGAGATTAAAAATAGCAAGTTACTCATACCTTTGTGTGAGCCTGTAAAGTTTACTCGCTCTTGGGGAAATCGTCATTACAAGCCAACGATCTCACCTTATGTTATGGGCGCCATACTTGGAGATGGATGTATAACCGCAAATATAAAGAATGGAAGTTATGATGCTATGCTCTGTAGTGCAGACGAAGATATCGTGAGAGAGTTTGAGAGTGCTGGCATCGATATGACTAACTATGCACAAAAACAAGGCAGTATAGCTTGTGATTACAGAATCAAGGATGAGAGATTACGTAATGATCTTGAGGGTTTAAAGCTCTACGGCTGCGACGCTTTCAATAAGTCTGTTCCCGATTTCTATAAGTTTGGCTCTATAGAGACAAGGTGGGCTATCCTTCAAGGACTTATGGATACCGATGGTACTGTGGATAAGCGTGGGCATTGTACGTTTGCGACAGTCAGTGAGCAGCTTGCCAAAGACGTTAAGTTTTTGGTAAACAGCCTTGGAGGTCTTGCCACTATTAATAAGCACGAGAACCACTATACCAAGAATGGAGAGCGTATAGAGGCAAGCGATTATTATGATATTTACATCAGAATTAATCAGTCAGAACGTTTATTCCGTCTTCCACGTAAGAAGGCGCTTTGTACCGAGTACAATGGCGGCGTAAGCGAACTGGGAAGAAGGATTGTTGATTTTGAATATGTAGGAGAGAAGGAGTGCTGCTGTATTGCAGTGAACAACACAAACTCTCTGTTTATGGTGGAAGACTTCATCGTCACTCACAACTCCAAATCCTTCTCCTCTCTCATGGAGGCACTGAAGGACATCAAGAACCCAGACTTCCATGCCATGATACTACGAAAGGAGAAAGACGACCTTCAGTCCCTAATCTCCGATTCCTACAAGCTCTTCTCCCAGTTCGGCACATACAACAAGTCCCAAAACGACATGACATGGAACTTCAACAACGGAGGATGGCTCAAGTTCTCATACTACGCCGGTGCATATCAGGACTTCAAGACACGATTCCAAGGACGTCAGTACGCCTACGTCTGCATCGACGAGGGTACGCAGTGCCCATACAAGAAGTTCAAGTACCTCCTTACAAACAACCGTAACGCCTCGCGCATACGAAACCGCTTCTGGATAACCTGTAACCCCGACCCCGAGTCATGGGTACGCAAGTTCATCGACTGGTGGGTGGACGAAGACGGCTACATCATACCGGAGCGTGACGGAGTCATACGCTACTGCTTCATGGACGGAGACACACCCGACTCTATCTACTGGGGAGACACGCGCGAGGAGGTCTACGAGCAGTGCCGTGACATCATCGACAAGCTCTGGAAACCCAGCTACGAAGAACTTGGCTATTCCAAGCTCGAGATGTTCATCAAGTCAGCCACCTTCATACGTGCCGACGTGTCCGAAAACATCAAGCTCATTTCCACCGACGTGTCTTATCTCGCCAACCTTGCGCAGCAGGACGAGGAACAGCGCATGCGCGACCTCGAAGCCAACTGGAACTGGAAGGCAGCAGGAGATGACATGATAAAGATGGACGACCTCGAAGCCATCTTCGACAACGCCGAACAGACCGACGACGGCATCAGACGGGCTTCTGCCGACATCGCTTTCACGGGAGGTGACAATTTCGTGATGTGGCTATGGGAAGGATGGCACTGCAAGGACCTTATCGTACTGCGACTCGATTCCAAGACACTCGTCTCCACCGTCGAGGCGAAGCTGCGCGAATGGGGAGTGGAGGAGTCCAATTTCACGTACGATATGCAGGGCATCGGACAGTACTTCAAGGGATTCTTCAAGGATGCCGTACCCTTCAACAATCAAGCTGCACCATTGGCACAGTCACGAAAGGAGGAAGACGGCATAAAGTACCTCTATAAGGACCTCAAGTCGCAGTGCGCGTGGCTCTTCTACAAGATGGTAAAGGAACGGCGCATATCCATAGACGCCTCGCTGCTTGAGCGCAAGTATTCGGGAGACGGATTCGAAAAGTGGACGCTGCGCCAGATCCTACAGAAGGAGCGAAAGATGCTCAGACGCGACGAAAACAGCAGCGACCGGGGATTCAAGCTACTGCCGAAGAAGCTTGCAAAGAGATACGTAGGACACTCGCCCGACTTCTTCGAGTCTTGGTTCTACAGGATGATTTTCAGCTTAACAAAGAAAAAACACAATAAGGTAAAAGGATTATGGAGATTTTAAAGGTAAGAGAGATTCTTGTCAAGAAGCCGTTCTTCGAGATTACGCCGGAGGGATACAAGAAGCACGGAGCGTGGACAACCAACATCAGAGAAGACGCAACGCCTAATATGCCGGAAGACTCTGTCTATCGCAACATAAAGACGCAGGCTGACTTCCTGCGCGAGTTCTATCCTACAGGACACCGCATCTTCGACACCAAGGAATATCCCGATATATGGAAGCAGGACCCCGACACTGGCAAGTGGTATCAGCAGCCCATCACAAGAACGGCGTTCGCCTTCCAGCAGCTCATCCATACGAAACACGTGCTCCATCTTACGGGCAACGACGTGCAGTTCGAGCTTGCTGACAGCGGAGATGACAGCAGGGAGGAGGCTGACAAGGCTCAGAAATATCTCAATGTATTCAAGAAGGGATGGCTCATGCACGATATGGAAATCCGTTTCTTCGAGGCCATCAGCGCATACATGAAGGTGGCTGACTGTGCCATCGTGGGCTATTTCGACGAGAACGGAAAGTTCGGAACACGAACGCTATCATACGACCGCGGCGACAGACTCTATCCGCAGTTCGATTCACTCACCGGAGACATCCTGTGCTTCGCAAGACGTTTCAGCGACTTTGACGACGAGGGCAACGAGATTACGGAATGGGTAGAGGTGTGGGACAAGACCAAGTTCTATCGCTTCAAGCGAAGCGTAGCGCAAGGAAAGACACAGAAGGTCATCACGTATGTAGCCAAGTTCTTCGGCATCGACGGATACAACCTCGTAGAGGAGAAACCGCACGGATTCCCGTTCGTGCCAGTGGCTTACGCACGTAACGAGGACGGACCCTGTTGGTTCATGGTGCAACACAACATCGAGGACTACGAGGAAGCCTTCTCTTATCTCTGCGAGAACAACAAGGCATACGCATTCCCCATCTTCTACGTCAAGGGAGACGGGGAGGACGTCAACATCATAGGAGACGAGATGACCGGAGCCGTAAAGTCCATTGCGATGAACGACACGGACAGCGAGGCGGGATTCCTCAACGGAACGGACGCGTCCAACGCATTCGCCACGCAGCTCAACAAGTCATACGACCTCATCTACGAGCTGTCATTCACCGTCAAGCCGCCAGAACTCAAGTCTGGCGACCTCCCAGGCGTAGCCATAAAGCTTCTCTATTCACCAGCTCTTGAGATTGCCATGAACGACGCACAGAAGCTACAGCCGTTCCTCGACAAGCTCGTCACCATCTGCAAGTTCGGCATAGGCACGGAGGAAAATTACGTAGCCACAATGACAGGTCTTCCCATCAACGCATGGATATCACCATACACCCACGCCAACAAGACGGAGCTGATCACAAACCTCGCCACAGCCGTACAAAACCACTTCCTCTCCAAGCAGACCGCCTCTGAACGCTGCCCCGACTTCCCGAAGAACGGAGAGTTCGAGCGCATTATGAGAGAGCAGAAGGAGGAAGACCAGCAAGACCTCCTCATGGACTTGGAACGTGCGGATAATGAGATGCAGAACTCTATCGAGGAACAGAAGGCTACGGCGAAGATTCAGAGTGGAAGCGGTGGAAACGTTCGCACAGGTAATGGTAGAAAAGCTGGAAGACCAAGGACGGTAGATACCGATCATTGGGGCAACAGAAAAGATGGCTCTGAAAGAAATTGGGATGATTGGAACAGTAAGCATTAAAAAAATACCGCATAAAAATATGTATAAATGCATAAATATGCGATATTTTTTGTATATTTGCAGAGAGGATAGGCTGGAGTAGCTACCAGTTGATAAGGGTGAAATCTCGACACCTTTCCTCCTCTATATTTTTCGAGATTTATTTTTTTATATTCGAGATATGAATCAAGAAGAGGAAATATGGAAATCAATTATCGGATACGAAGGATTGTACGAGGTCAGCAATATTGGCCGCGTTAGATCTATTGATAGGATCGTGTTCCAACAAGGCAGAAATCAGAAATATAGAGGCAAAATAATGTCTCAATATCTTAATAATAGTGGGTACTTCTGTGTTCGATTGAGTAAGAATAACAAAAAAGGATCATTTACTATCCACAGGCTCGTTGCGACAGCATTCATTCCTAACCCAAATAATTATCCATGCGTAAACCACAAAGACGAGACCCCCAAAAACAATAACGTCGAAAATCTCGAATGGTGTACAAATGAATATAATGTAAACTATGGGACCGCAACTTTTAGGAGAGCGGTAAAAATGGGGAAACGCGTCGCACAATATGATAAAAATGGAAAGTTGGTGGCTACTTTTTATTCTGTAAATGAAGCAGAAAGGGGTACAAACATAAAAATTGGCGATGCTGTTAAAAATAGTAATCACACCGCCGGTGGGTTCTTTTGGAGATTTTACGAATCTCAAGTTCCTGATGCAATAACTGTATCATTCGCGAAGAACCACGCAAAAAGTGTTTTACAGTATAGCAAAAGCTTAGAATTAGTATCAAGCTATAAATCTGGTCGTGAAGCTTCGTTAAAAACAGGATTAAAGCATGAGAATATCCTTTCTTGTTGTAGGGGAAAACAGAAAACATGCGGAGGTTTCGTTTGGGCGTTTGAGGGGTGTCCTCCAGTAAAGCCAACAGCGCACAAAAACCAAAAAGCTATCGTTATGCTATCATTAGACGACGAAATCATAATGGTGTTCGATTCTGTAGCGTCCGCATCTTTGTATCTTGGAGGCAACAAGAACCCAGGTATAAAGCAATGTCTATATGGAAAGAACAAAACCGCTTATGGTTATAAATGGAGATACGCAAATGGATAACGAGTTAAAACGTTATGTCGATTACGGCAGGAAACGCTTGCAGGCAATCCGAAACCGTGAGTATCATGTTGCGAGCATTCTCTGACCGGCTGCGAATAAAATAATCTCCAGGTAAAAGAAGTACAGAACGGGGAAGGAGCTTAGAAATGAGGCTTCTTCGCTCGGGACGACCAAGGTAATTATCCTGGTCGTAACAATTGAGATAAAAACCTAAGAAAGTAATTTATGAAAGCACATGAATACGCACTAAACAGAACAAAAGCGCAGATAGCCTGCGAGTCGCGTGTGCAAAAGCGGCTGTTTAGGATCGCTCGTGAGATAGTGTCGCTCGCCTCCAAATACAGGAGAGGAGCGACACTGACAAATGAGAAAGAGTTTCTTGTAGCCTCACAGCGCATTGCGTTAGGCATTGCCGACGGAATAGAAAGCGACATCGCCGTATATGCCAAGACAGCGTGCTCAATACTAAATGTCGGTACGGAGAGTACAGAGGCTTTTCTTGTGTCGAAGGTATTCGGAAAGACATCAATGGAGCGCACTTCCAACTACCTCAAAAACTTCGCAGAGGATATGGTGCGTATGTGTAAGGCCGGCGTGCTAATGAAGTACACAGACTCGCAGTTGTTGTCAGCAATCCGCACTGGATACAAAGACCCGTACACAACTTCAATAATCACAAAAGCAAGGAAGGAAGACATCAACATCGCCACGCCGTCCTACGGCAAAGGCATCTTCCATTCGGCTTACCAGAATATCGCACGCAACGCCCGCCAGATGATAGCCGTAGCATGGGGGATAGCCGAACAGCAGTACGGAAAGGAGTCAGGAGCCATAGGCTTCACAGTCCATAGAGGCAGCTCATATCCCTGCGCAGTTTGTGATGACGAAACCGCCTACGTCCATCACTTCGGCGACCCTTATCCCCCGTTCCATTTGAATTGTCGATGTGTTGTAAAATTTATTTATAATGAAGAAAAAGATGAATAATGTTGCATATCTCGTTGGTTTTTAGTAACTTTACAGGTGGGGATAGAGAGGATTAGCTACCTCTTGACAAGGCTGTCTCGGTGGGCCTTCCCCTTTATTTAATCATCGGGATTGTTTAAACGCATCGAGTATGAAAGACCAAGAAATATGGAAAGATATACAAGGATATGAGGGCCTTTACAAAATTAGCACTCACGGGAGAGTGTATGCTTATTCAAAGCCAAAGTTTAACGGATTCGTCTATTACAACCATGAAGGCAGGTTCTTGAAATTATCTGACAATGGTGTCGGATATAAGTATGTGCGCCTTCTCGACAAAGAAGGGAAATACAAGAAATACTATATACATAGGCTTGTGGCATCCGCTTTCATTCCTAATCCAGACGAATACCCACAGGTAAACCATAAGGACGAAAACCCGGGAAACAACAATTTGGAAAATTTGGAATGGTGTACGCAAAAATACAATAACCGCTATGGTAACAGAATGAACAAACAGCTTACAACAATGGTTGCGCATAAATTTAATACTCCAATCGACGTTTATGACAGACATGGCAATTTTGTATGCTCATTTAATTTTACGAAATCAGCAGCCAAGTTTGCCGGCATTTCAAGAGAAAAAGTTATAATGGAATGTGATGGCATTGCAGATGCTGAATGTTTTGTCCGTTTTGCCTATAAAGGAGAAAGACCAGCGGACAAATTTGCGAAAAAACAAAGAAAGCGTATGTGTGTATTGAAAATAGCCCCAGACAATAGTTGTGTATCATGGTATAATACGGTATATGAGGCGGAGAAAGATAATAATCTGCCACGATATAGCATATACAAAAAGACTAAGCAATATAAAAATACAGCAATCATAAATAATTTTAAATATACAGTATTGACTTATTAAAAACTAATTATATATGGAAGGTTATTCATTGTCTGTGAATTTCATAAGACAAACAAAACAGTACCAGATGGCTTGTCCAGAGTACAAAATATATGCAGACCTACGGGCTGCGGGCAATTCCATGTATGATGCTTGGATTGTCGCCTTTCAGGGCAAGGGACTCTCATGGCCAAAAGCCGAACTTACAAAGGAAATGAACAAGCTCGAAGCCCTCGACTCAGTACAGACACGCATCGCTGAATTGCAAGGCAGGAATGCCCCTAAGACCGAGGAAATAACAGCCGAGGAGCTTACCAAGGAAACCTCCAAGGAGTCCATCCTGCGAAAGCTCGTAGCAGCAGAGAAGAAAGCCAAGAAAGGCTCACCCGACTGGCTCAAGATAGTCTCCCTTATCGCAGACTACAACAAGATCAAGCAGGACGAGATAGACACCGAGTCCAACACCGTCCATTTCCACCTCCCGGTCCAATACCCCAACCGCTGCGAGGAATGCCTCATCTTCCAAAACGGAATGGCAACAGCGCAAAAGAAAAAGAAATAGTTAACCGGTGTTAATGCAAGCAGCCACTCAAGGTAATAATAAAATAATATCGTATTTTTGCAATGGATGTTTCGTATAAGTGATTATTTACATGTTATTTTGACAAAAAAGCGACTACCAGTGATGGTAGCCGCTTTTCTTTTGCCCTTAGTCTTTCTCTGCAAAGAACCCGATTCCTCCCGAGTCGCCCACGTCCTCAGGAAACTTCTTTCCCGCCACAAGCTCAAGCGTCTTGTTAAACATATCAGCAATAAGCTCGTCATTAAACGTGGGAAGCACCCCAACAGGCGGCAGATTCTTAGTCTCTGCCACCTCCATTATCACACGCAGCCCAAGTTCAAGAGCTGCCTTGTCCTCCACAATCTTAACAAACTTCTCAATCATATTATATCCTTAATAAAAGTTAACAATAAATATCACAAGCCCCACTCACCAAGGTTCACCTTCTTTCCCACTAAGCTACCCTCTTTCTGCTTCTTCCTCTGCCAGTCATCCCAAAGCTTGTCCATCTCTTCCGCCGTATGCTTCTTGCTGCCGTCGGCGTTCTTGGCTTCACCCTTCGGGTATACCACAAGAGGCTGGTCAGCCACCATCAGCCCAATCTGAGCCGCCGTATAGCCCCACCAGTAGTCGTAAGCCCTTATACCGAACTTACGCTCAAAGAGGAAGCCGAACTTCTCGGCTAACGAGTAGGCTGCGCCCCAGCTTGTTCGGCTTGGATAGCTTTTACTTCCTCCTTTGTCATCGCCATCATCACGTCCGTCATCCCGGTCGCTAATATGGTAAGCAGAGAGCACGCTGTCGATGGAATTTTTTTTTTCGCCACATCCACCACACGAAGTATCTCCACCGCATTCACATCCTTCACATAATACAGCCAGCGCCAAAGCAGCGCATAGCGCAGACGTATCTTCCAGATGTTGTTAAGCAGCACCAAGGCACAAAGCTTGCAGTTGCGCTTCGCCTCGTTCTTCTCCTTCATCACCACATGCGTAAACCGTCGCACCGTGCCATTGCTAAGCCACCCTATCTTCCTCTTCTTGCCGAGAAACACCACATCTGTGCTCTCAGCAGCCATCACTTCATCCAGAATCTTCTGAATATCCAAAGAAGGCTGCTCTATCTTCTCCTTCTCTTCCATTTCTTCTTAATGTTTATCTTATCATTTCACATCCTCCTTGATAAACCCTACTTCCTCACCATAGTCCTTACCTGTCATCTCGGATATGATGAAGTGCTGTCTAAGGTCAGCCTCTGTCACGCCATACACCTCATAAGCAATACACTTCGGGGTCTTCTTCTTCACAAAGTGGCAGTCGTCCCACAACACCCTGCTGAACTTGTTGCTCGAAGGGATATCATTGTCGTCGAGGTTATTGTCGTTACAGAACTGCACGAAGCTCTCATAGAGCAACGACACAGGAATCCTCAGACCAATCTCGTTCGACACACGGCGCTGGTGTTTGATGTCGTAAGCCATCAGCCAGGAAAGCACCGGCTGACTCTTCAGATAAGCCATGATACGATGCTTCTTCGAACCCTCTGCCTCAGGAAATCTGAAGTGACGCTCTCTGAGCTTCCTCTCGCCCTCAAGCAGCCAGTTGAATACACCCGAAAGCTCCTTGTTGATAATCTTCGAAGCTAATTCAGGGTCCTGCTTCTCCTTAGGCACGGTCACCTCAAAGTTCACATACTGCAAGCGGCGTATCATGCCCAACGACGTGTCGTTGCTCTCTGGCTCGCTGTTAAGACTGAAGATAAGGTAAGGCACAGAACGCGACTCAAACACGTCCTCACCAAGCTTTCTGTAAGTAATAGGCTCACCGCTCACAAGACGCTTGAACATACCCGTGTTCTTCTTGCCGAACTTGCGAACGTCAGAATCGCTCGACCAGTTGAATATGGCGTTACGGATAGGATAGCGACCGCGCATACCCTCGTCACCGTCGGCGGTCAGGTCGGCATAGTCCATCTTCGATATGCGGTCAGGACCGAACAGCGCACACATCACCTCGAAGATGACGCTCTTGCCGTTAGCACCCGAACCGATCATCATCAGACACAGCTCTATCTTGTTCACCACCTTGCCGTCATACACGTTAAAGGCGTCACCGCGCTGGACAAGACCAAGACCGAGGAACATCTGGAGGATGTCACGCGAGTCCTTGTCAGGAAGCACGTCCATAAGGAAGCGGTTCCACAACGGGCACTTCGCCTTAGGGTCAAAGTCGTATGGATGATAGTACGTCACGTGATAATGCGGAGAGAACGGCATCGCCTCGGGCTTCGTCTTGCGAGATAAGGTAAAGTCCACAACGCCGTTTCTGAACGCCACGATGTCAAACTGAGGAACAAGAGTGTTATAGTTCTTTATCGTCGCGATGAATATCTCCTTGCGAAGGCTCGTACGGTTCATCACCGGCGCCACACAGAGCTTCTCCAACAGAAGCTGATACGCCTGTTCGATGACGCTCACGTCCACCACCTCGTATATCCTGCCGTCGAACATATAGAACGCAAAGGCAAAATACTTCACAGGACAGTTCTTTGCCAGCTCGCGTATGTTACGGCAGAAACGAGCCAACATGTCGTTATACTTAGCGCTGTTCGTATTGCCCCAGTCGCCACGAAGAGCCTGAAACTCATACTTGTCGTCCATGCTCATCGTGAGAAGCTGCGAGAACAGCATGTCGATATACTCGCCGCTACTCTTTGCCATCTACGTCCTCCTTTCCGCTTCCGCACTCCTCCTCCGTCGCATCTACGGCCTTCTCGCCGCTACGCTTCAGATACTCCGTCAGAGCCTTGCACTTGTCTGCCTGATACTGCTCGTCACCCACCACAGAGGTGTCCATATACATGCTCGTAAACACTAACTTCGAGTTCTCGCCGTCAACGCCGATCACTCTCCAGTCTCCACGCCCGTCCTTCTTTACGTCAAGCGCCTCGATGGCGTCATAGGCAGTAGTGCCAAGCATAAACTCCACAGCCCAGTCGCCACCGATAGTCTCCACGCGGATATAGGGAAGCCCCGAACGGCTCAACTTCTTACACAGCTCCTTATTCGTCCCGTTCATTTCACGGAGCCGAGCCATCTCCTTCTTACTCAAAGTCTTAACCTTCTTCATAATCAGGAAATTACCCGAATAAACCTTCTTACCAAAATCAATCATAACAACAATCTTTTATAACATTTAACAATAATTAATAACCACCAAATAACCAATAAGCAGCCTCCAAAGAGGCCCAGCCTCTCCCTCACAGCCCTAACCTCCTGCCATACTCCGCTATCAGCAGCGCATCGCACGTGTCAAGCGTCACCTTTCTGCCGAGCTTCGGAAACAGCTGCTGAGCCTTAGCCTTCAGCAGATTCTTCCATTCTCTCTTCGTGAACTTACCCGAACTGCCCATCTGGAACGTCTTCTCCCACTTGTTAGGAGTAATGTCCTCAGTAGGAATCTCCAACGCCAAAAGCGCCATCTGAAGATGGCCGAAACCCTTACCGAAGTTAAACATCGCATGGGCGCCGTTACCCGGTATACCGCCGACCCTCTCTAACACGCAGACGCTATCGTCCTTATAACGACGAAGAAAGTCCAGCAAGTCACGAGCCGTCCCCGGCATCTTCGCCACCTCTACAACCGACCCGTCTGCCGAAAGCACAGCAATGCCCCCATGCACCCCAGGGTCAATCCCTATATATCTCTTCTCCATAATACAGCTCCTTCCGTAATATTTATTTTTATAGTTATCTATCTTATTCCTTTTTTGTAAGCTTTTGTAAGCGATTCCCAGCTTTTGTAAGCGATTTTCAGCGGTCGTTAGCCTCTAGAACCGCTAGAGCTGCTAGCCCCGCCTATCCCCCCAAGAGCCTCAGCTTCCTCCCAGAACTCGCAAGCCTCATCATCACCTCTCGCAAACTCCTCCTTCTCGCCTCTCCAACAGGCAGGAGGACTGTCAGCGTCCTCCTCCCGAAACATAACACAGTCCCTGCACTTCATCAGCTTCCCTTCTCCTCTCCGCATTCCTCTTTCGCCTTCTGCGCAGCCCCTACTAACAGGTCAAAGAAAGCGAACAGCACCCTCTCCTGGTCAAGCCCCGCCAACCGTGACACATACGCCACAGTAACACCAGCGAAGTCCGCGATAGCCGACAATATCTCGTCGCCAGGCATCTCCCCGTCCGTCTCGTTAAACACCTCCACGAACTTGTCATAAAGAGCCATACGCTCCTTGCTGTAATCCTTCTTTCTTGCCATATCTTTGTTCTTTTTTAATTATGTCTATAATATCCCGCTCCTTAATTTTGAGAAACTGATATAAATCTATTCTCTGGACACCTTTTACCCAGTGAAATTTGCTCAAATCAGCACAATAACAGTCTATTGATAGATATATTACTGGCTCGGCGTAGTTATCGTCTGGAGCTTTGAACGATACCAAAAACCGCTTGTTTTCAAAGTTGATTTCTTCAACCATCCCGCAAACCATATTATCGTATTGGAAGACTCCGTTCTTAAAGTTTTCCCTTTCCTGACCTTCGAGGTTTTCGATGAAATATGACGCGGGCGCGATAAACAGAGTCCCTTTATGACATTTCATAAGCTATTTCTATTTACATGAACATTATAATCTCCCTCACTAATTTTGTACAATCCCGCACTCTCGGAGTAATAGCCGTTACTTGTTCCAAACCATCGAATAGTGACATCCCCATGGAACGTTGCTAAATGATAAAATGTCCAAGTATAAGTATCTTCAATACATTCTTCATCTACAGGATAGTCGTTATTTAACTCTTCCGCTGTTAGTATTTCCTCATTCAGTAAATCAGCGAAATCGCCGCAAATATCATCTATAGATACATTCTCGCAACACTCTTGGTCGTGCGTCATAATGTAAAATTCTCCATCAGCGGTTTTGAAAAACAAAGCATCGTTTGAGTTATAAAGGCCTCTATCGACATTAACGAGTGTTTTCCCTTTTAGTACATCAATATCACAAATGTTATCAAATCCTAAATACATAAGCTATTCCTCCTTATCTTTTAGCTCAACGAAATCCCCAATACCCAAACGAGCCTTGTTGATGCAAGACGCAACCCAGCCAATCAGGTAGGCAGAAGGCTCGTCACCGTGCTTCATGCCAATGGCATCCTCGATGGCATCGCAGACGTGGGAAGCCTCATGGCAGCAGTAGTTCATCGACATATCCTTCCGGCAATGAAACGAAACAAGAACGCCTCTTCTGTTGTCGCTCTTCCTGAAAACTTCGTCATACGTAATGCCGCAGTAATCCCTATCAGGAGCCTTGCACCCGTCAAAGCAGGAATCTATCAGTTCTTCCAAGTCCTCACCGACGTGTACCCAAAGTCTCAAAGGGTAGATTTCGTTTCCGTATTCGTAATATCCTTTCTTCTTCATATTCTCAACTATTTATTATGTAATCTACCTATATGATACATAGAGCAAACCTTACACAGGTAGCAAGTATACCCCATCGCTTTCAGCTTCGGATTCTGATTCAGAAACTCCCAAGCATCATCCTCCGTATCATACCCTACCTTCTGCTTCCAAGAACTGCCCTTGCGAGTCCAATGGCAAGGGTCAGGACGGAATGTGGAAAATGGAGCTTTGTTGTGATATCTGTCTTTGTTCATATCCATTAAATACCCACTCAGTCGGTATCGAATTTTAGTTTCATCTGCTGGAACTTTTCTTCATACCATTGCTTGTATGACTTGCCCGAAATCCACCAGTCATAGATATTCTCCGCTATTTCGTTTTCTTGCTCCTCTGTCAAGCGGTCAGAAGAGGAGCTGGATGAAAACCCGCCCTGCGAGATTCCATACACCTCGGTTTTGTCTCCCAGTTGTCTTTTGTTCGCATCCATTGTTTGCAGATGCGGAATGTCGGCATTGCTGCTCCTCGTATTCTCTCTTTAAGCCCCCCCCCGTTTCGGATAGTCTTAATCGCCCTAATCCAGTTTCGTTTTACATGTGGATAGCGTTCGTTTTCTATCATCTTTTGCTTGTGCGAACTCATGGGGCAGCCGATGCAGCCTATGCGATGCCATCCATCGTCGTAGAGCGAGCAATGAGGAACTTTCACTACATCGTTAAGAAACTCCCACACGTCCTTTTCCGTCCAATAGATGATGGGCGATATAAGCAGACTCTCTTTGCCGTGTATGCAGCCTAACGTCTGTTCCTCGTCGGCATTGGTGATGTTCACTCCGTCCGCCTTCGACTTTCGCTTCATACGTTTAGCCTTCAGCTCCTGTCGGTATTCGTCCAATCCGTCAAGGTCGCCACTAAACTTATGGTTATTTATTTCCACCTCGTTGCGCTTGGCTCTTCGAGAACTCTCTGCTTTGCGTATGCCGATTAGCGTCACCTTGCCGGCACCTGCCGTTTCCTTATATTCCTTGCAACACCAACGCACACGCATAGTGGGCAGAATCTGCTTTTCTACGGCAACCTGGAAGATGGATTTGCCCGGCTTTATCAGTTCCACCTCGGGATAGTTCTTCTTTACGAAACGTATCACTTCGGGGGGATCAACACTCGTAAGATTCATGTGACCGCGGTATTTCACTCCAGCCAACTGAGCCATGTGGAAAAGAGCTTGAGAATCCTTTCCACCACTAAACGCCAAGTAATATCCGTTCTCGGCATCATAGTTCAGAGCTATCTTCTCTGTTTTTTGCAGCAGCTCCACCGAGTGAAGCATCTTCTTTCGCAGCCCTTCCGAAGCTCGCTCCAATGCTTCAGCAAGCGTAATTTTTAACTCCATATTTCACATTTCCATTCTTGATTAGCCCCATCCGGATTGAGCTAATTCCTATAGTTGTTACCTACAATCCACACGCTCAGTCCCACATTCAGCAGGAGCATGAGGAAGACGATGGTCCAGTACTGCCCGTCGCTCAACTCCACCGACACATACTTGAAGTCAGAGAAGTCCTTGCGCTTCCATTCCTTCTGCACGATAGGCTCTATATAGGAGACAAAGGCGCAGAGGTCAAGACGATTGCTCATAAACCAGTCACGGCTCTTCACGGCAAGCACCGGCGAGTCACACCAGGAGAAAGCGTCGCTCCACATCACGCGGTTGTTCCTGTCAAGCCCCACGCACACCACAAGCTCGTTCTTGTTGCCACCCTGCCAGTACGAGCGTTGCTTCTCCACAATGGATATCGGCTTGTCACGGAAGAACAGCAGATACAGACGAAACTGTTTCTGAGGTCCGTATCGCGCGTTCAAAACACGGACAGCACGCTCCTGACGGGCGGAAAACTTGGCGCCGAGTATAGGGCATTGGTCGCGCAGCCATATCTCAGGATAGTCATACAGCCCGATACGGCGAGCATCCTCCTTGCTGATATCCTCAAACTTGAACACCGAGCGCGATGCCTTCACCCTGTTCTCGTATTCGTGCTCACGGGTCACAGGATAGAGCGTAACGTCACGACCGTCCCACGGATAATCGTAAGCGTCGCCGTCCCTGGTGTCATAGTCACGGTGCATGTCCACGAAGACAGGAGAAGCCGCCAAACGCTCTTTCATAGCAGAGAAGACGTCACTTGAGCAGTCACGCTCACGTCCGGAATGGTCGGAATAAGCCCATTTCTCAGAATGCTCCTCTGTCACGTAGTAGATCTCGGTATGAGTGTTTCCCTTTGAGTCTGTATAGGTACGGGTGTGTGCGACACGCTCGTTCCACGGCTCATAATAGCGTATCTTCGTGACATAACTGCCCAGATATTCCGTGTCACTCGACTCAGCACGTTCAAAGACCCACAGCAGACCTGCGCCCACAATGAGCGACGGAACAATCAGCACGGCATGCTCCCACCACTTCGTCTGCTTGCGGAAGAACAGCAGAAGCACCGCCGACGTGAAGAACGGAATAAGGAAAACCAGAAGCTCCATACGCTACTCCTTTTTATTCTTGCCGAACAAATCCACGTCGTTGTCCTCGCCCTCAACCATCACCTCCTTCGAGCGCGACGACGAAATCACCTTATAATCTATCGGCATCGTGTTAGACACGAACCAACGCGCAGGATAAGTACGGGTGAGCGTTTCATGTTCACGGATGATGTCAAGCATACGCTCCTGGGCGGTCTGAAACTCCATGCGCTGTATCTCTATCGACTGCATGAGGTCACGATAGAGAGACACGTCGAAGTTAGGGTTGCTCTCCTTTATCCATTTCATCATCGTACCCTTGTCGTTCTGGTAACGACCGGCAATGAGCTGCGGATAAATCTTCTCGAAAGTCCCCTTGTACTCGTCAGTCACCTGAGCCTTCTGCTGGATGATCTTCCACATCTTGTCATGCACGCCCTCAATCTTGCCACGCTGAGCCTCAGCCTGCTGACGAAGCGAAATCTCGCGGTTGTTGTAACTGAAATAACCCGCCACCAACGTACCGATGATGATGGCAAACACCAGCAAAGCCGATGCAAGGATAATGTTCTTAGTATTCATATTCTCTATAATTGATTAATGATTAAAATAAACTACCTTCAGCCTCCACATATCCGAGACGCTTCAGCATCTTGCGGATATAGTCCAAGCCACGCTGATACACGAGAGTCTTGATGTTGATCCTCGTCTCGCCGCTCGGAACCGTATACTTCTGCTCGATGGTCCTGAAATAACCGCAGTCTATGAATCTCTGGTAAGGCACGTTGCCACCGTTAAGAATGCCCTGCTCACGCAAGATGCAGAACAGCTTGTTCCTGCCGACATTCTTGAAGTGCAGAGTGTTCGCGATAAGCTTCATCTCAATCGCAGTCTTGCTCTCAGCAACAGCATCAAAGAACTCCACCTTAGGCTGCTGCACCTCAAGCTGCTTCTGCTGAGCCTCTATCATCTCCTGCTGCTTGGCAGCAAGCATAAGAGCCTGAGCGAACGACTGAGGAACTCCGCTACTCTGGCGTATCTGCTGTTCCATGGCGTTAAAGGCATTCATGTACTCCAGCTTGAAAGCCAAAGCCTTCGCTCCCGTAAAGCCCATAGCCAAGAGAGTAAAGCCGTCCCTGTTCATCACGTAGATAGGCAGCTTCTTCACACCGCCACCAACAGGCATCGGCTGTTCCACCTCAGTAAGGGCAAACATCTTCGCAAGTTGCTGATTCTCAACGAAAAGGGATTTTTCCCCTGTCGTAAATAAACTTTTTATGGCTTTAAGAACGTCGCTATGCTCCTTGCCAAACTTCTCCGCAACAATCGCACTCGTTGTCAGCGCCTGATTGTCGCTACTCCTAAATACAATCTCTTGCATATTATTAGATTTTAAGTTGCAATTATTTCTTTGTTTTGTCAAGTTCCATGATTGTAAGTACCGCGTAGTTGGCGAGGTCAAGCAATGAGTCTCTCATACTCTCGCCCTTTACCTTCGCCTCGTCAGACATCAGTGACTTCACGCGCTTCAACTTCTCTGCCATGTGTCCGTAGGCGTATGTCATGCCGCACTCCGCAAACAATTCCGAGAAACTATTGCCGTAATCGGAACTTTTAGCCTTGAAGGTGTCGTACATGCCGTTGGTAATGTCGCGGAAGGCATCTGCATCTCCAGTTGGCTGCTTAGTAAACGCGGAAGGCTTTGCAAGAACGCCAACTGGGTCAGAGGTAAATCCGTAATACTCCATACGGAATCTTTTACAGCCGCTACGACTGCCGGCAAAAAAGGTGTTGTACGCCCAGTTGTTCTTCGGGTTCTCCGTACTGAAAATAGGGTAGAGATCAGCGTCGATGGCACGTCTTCCGTGTTGCATCACGTCGTACAGGGATATGTAGAGCGGTTTCTTCCCGAGCGCATCGCTGCGCACCTTGATGTACTCGCCGAACCATGCGCAATGCGGGTCTTTCTTATCGGCGAAGCTTATCAGTTTCGGACCGCCGCACACCTCGAAAAGCGGCACTTTGGGTGTCACATAGTTTTTTTTGTCTCCGTGCGGAGTTTTCAGCGTTGTCAAATACTGGATAGACTCACACATATCCGTAGCACCTCGAAAGCTCGCTACTTGATACTTCCTCCTGATTATATCGTTGGGCATCCTAAACTTCAAGCCCTTCTTAATGTCCTCTCTGTTAATCATTGTTACTCCTTTCTTTGAACGGTACCCATATCTCCTCCCATCTCTTCACAACCGCATATAGCAGCCATGCCACAAAATACAAAAGTTAAAAACTTTAACATTCAAACCGCACCGGACTATCCAGCAAGACTATTGCACAGCAAAAGACAAATCGCTAACTTTGTCCCCGCAATAAGACCTATCACCATACGTCATAAGACCTACTGGCAAGCCTTTTTACATTGTTCACGCAAAGCCGTTCCAAGCTATGCAGTTCCCAACAAGACTTATGCAGCATCCGATGCAGCTTTTTCTCCCTATATGTCGGGTAGGTGCAGCTATTCTGCTTAAATCCCTATACACTACATACACGCACACACAAAGATACGTAATAATAATCCTTCAATACTGCACTATACCGATAAAACAACATAATTTGCTGCATAATTCCCTCCATACGATGCAAGATAAGCTGCATCATTACAAAACGCATCATAACAATGTTCCCGACACCCGGCCATACGACCCCAACCAAAACCCAGAAGCCCAATCTGCATATATATGCATGTTAACGGTCATTCACAGTCATTCACAATGAATTAACATCAAGTATTAATATTCACTATTTATGCACTATCAAAAGACCAAAAGGGCAAATATAAGGTGTTAATTGTCAGTAAGTTAGAAAAAAAAGAAAAAAATTTCAGGTGAAGTGACTACAAAGCGCTGGGCGTCCGCTGACGGGGGGGTGGGGGTTATTTTGTCCATATTATATGGTATAATATTTGTTAAAACGCCAATTTGTAATAATTTCAATGTTTCACGCACCACCATATTATTATTTTTTGTAACTCATTGATTTACAACATATTACATCATTATATTATTTTCTTTCAGTGAATAATTATACAAATATCAATGTTTCACGAATGTTAAATATCGCTAACAAATTGACCTATATCAATACTAAATACATTTATTAACACTATTTTTACAAATATAGTCTTATATCTTGCAATTTAACTATGGTTAAAATATATAACTTATTGATTTTCAGTTAGTTACGACAACGTCAAAGACTGTAAAACCCTTGCTTTGCGTCAAAATTATTGCTACCTTTGCAATAGAGAAAAGGGAATAAGAGACCTTTCTTTGGGGTCACGCTGAAGGTAATAGGCGTGTAACTTCTTGGTTCTTTGATTTTATGTAACATAAACAGGGGTGAGTCTAAAAGACCCACCCCACGGAATGAAAGCTTAACGAATGCTTTGCATACCATTCTAAACACTGCAAAGATAGTCGTTTTCTTTCGTTTCTACAAAGGACTTTACAACTCTTAGTATTAAATAACCATTCTAAACAATTCGATTATGAAAGCTAACGAAGTAAAGAACACAGTAAAAGAGAACGTGAACACAGTAGAGAACGCCCAGAAGTTGGCAAAGGAACAAGAAAACCCATCGTATGTTGCTATGTTCCGTCCGTGGATAGTAGAAGCCTGTGGCGGTCTCGTTGATGACTTAACACAGGCTATCAACGAGACAATAACGGACGCTAACGAGACGGACGAACGTTACAAACAACTTTCAACGGACTACGAAAAGGCTAAAGCCCGCTTTGAGGCTTACCAACTCAAGACCGTGAACGGAGACCGCCAGACGCTGAAAGCCTTCAAAAAGGCTGTAGCGGTTGCAGTTTTGGAAGTTGCAGAACGCACAAATACAGGAAAGTGGTTCACTTACCGCAACCTGTACGGACTTGGACTATTAAACGAAATGCCGAGCCTTATCAATACCCCTAATAAGGTTAACAGTTTTGTCGCAAAGGCGTTCGTATTCATGCAGCAATATGCAAGGCGTTCTTCAGAGATGGCAAGAAAGGAACGCCAAATTAACGAGATTATGACACGTTTCAACTTGCCACGCGAAACCGCTGAAGCTATGTATTTGGCTGGAGCATTGAAAATCTAATGTTACAGGAATATTCAGGTAATGAAGGGAATTTCTTTCCTTACCTGAATTTTACCCCCAATCCCAAAAGATTGGGGTGTTTTTTCGTGTCCTTATTTTTCCAGAGCAATTTTTCTCCCTTACTGGATTCTCCCCACTACAAATTTTTCCCACACGTTTTTTGGATACCTCATCGCGGTGTGTGGGTGTTCCTCGCTATGTCGGAAAAGACATAGCGTGCTAAATTCCAAAAGAAGTAGTTCTAAGGTTTTATTTTCATAAATGGTGACACGTGTCGGACGTGCCACGCCCTTTGTTATGGGATTTCGCAAGCAGGATTTTTCTATAAGGAAATACACGGAAATGTCTTGAACTACGAAATTTGAAACAAAGGGAGAGTTTCATAATTCATATTCTAACGTGTCACGAGCGTGCGAGTTGGTTACTCGCTAAATCGTCTGCAACGTGGTGGTTGCAGTGAGCTATATGCAAAAGGGCATACCAAATTGAGACAAAGCAGTTCCCTGTCAGCTGTTAGGAAACAGGGCGCACCTCAGCGTTACAGGTAGGGCGTGAGCCGTGAGAGAAGACGATAAAGACAAACACGGTGCCAAGATGCACGTCCTAAGGCAAATTAGGGCAGTCCTTGTGGCTGCTCTACAATTAATAACCAATTAAATTATAGAATTATGAGCAAGTATTACAAAGAACGCTATTGCGTCACATACGGTGAGCATCCGCACGTACATTACATGGGTTTTGACAATTTCCATGACGCTTGGAATTATTTCACAGATGCCAGGGACATGGGATATGTGGAAGTACGATTATTCGACACGTCAGAGCGTACGCCTGAGCATCCTGCGTTTGATGTATGCAGAACGTACGCGAAACCTCTCCGTATAGCCTAAGAAAATTCCCCACGATTGTGGGGTCTACAAACCAAACCTAAAAGAATTATGGAAACAACGAATGTAAATTTATGGGCTATGTACTCAGAGATTGAGCACGCCATTGAAGTCTACAACATGGGATTTTTGACACGTGCGGATTTTGCTAACCATTGTTTTGCAGCCCGTGACCCATATATAAGTAGATTCAAGAACTATGTGTTATACCTGCGTGACAGGTATTTCTAACCGCCTCAAAGGGGTAGTCGTTTGGCTACCTTCCAGTTAACCATTAAAATTCAGAATTATGACAAAGAGACAGATTTTACGTAGCAGTACGATAATTGTGCTTGGAAACCTTCAGCTTGTTCCGTGTCTGCTTATTTTAAGTAGTACGATAATCAGTGTGCTTGGAATCCTTTACATATTGTTTCTGCTCTATTTCTGGAGCAGTACGAAAATTGGCAACGGATTCTTCAAGAATTTCGTGCGTGAGAATGAGCGCTTGGAAAAGATCCTCCTCAAGCCGAGTTCAGAATCCTGAGCAGTACGAAAATTGTGCTTGGAAAGTGTTGAGCCTTAATTGCTACCCTGTTTTGGGGTAGTACGATAATTAACCCACAGAATAGAATTATATCCGTGAGAGAAAAACAGGCTCCCGTCACGTTCGAGTCGTGGCACGGAACAAAAGACCTCATTAGTCTTAGGTAGTCTTACAGATTTGCGGTTAGAATTTCCCTTTGAGCCGTTTCCTACCTCATAAAACAAAGAAAGGACTGAAAGAGTGGAATCGAGAGAATGTACTCTAAACATAGCGAGAAAGGGCGCTCTATCCCACCGACAAAGCTTGGTGAAGTCGTAAAATCACAAGACGTGAGCGGAGTGGATACACAGGAAAACAGGACTCCACGTGTGGCGTACGTTTATATGTCACGTTGGAAAAAACGTAAAGTATGAGTTGACAACTTTTAACAGTCGGCAGGATTGGCAAGCTCACTCCAGATTTATGGTTGAGCATCAGCGACTAATCCACGCCAAAACGCCACTCTTATTTGGGTGGCTCTATCAACCAAAACCAAAAGAATTATGACAAACGGAGACAGAATGTTTCTTGCTGCGATTGTGGCAAGCTACAAGAGAGTTATTTCAGCTGAGTGTGAGAGAAGACACCTTGACGAGCGCGAGTATTCACGGAGAGCTGCGAAAGCAGACAGGAAAGCGAAGGAGATAGAACGTCATTTCTCTCGTCCGCGTTGTTTCTAAGCCTAAAAGGGACGTATCGCAAATGATGCGTCCGCACATCATTAACAACTAAAATTAGAATTATGGAATACTTTAAGACGCAAGAAAGCCACACACGCATCGACGTGTATTTTGATGGTGAGAAATACGTTTTTATCAACGCTTTTCACGGAATTGTGGCAGTAGCGAGAAGACAGGGACTTGTTGATTTTACCCAGGACGGACATATTGTTCACGCCAGTTTTGAGGTGGAAAAATCTTCCACTATAAGCAGAAGTACAATTACCCGTCTTATTCACAAGCAGGAGAGCAAGTATGTGAGTGCCGTTGTTAACTGCGAATGGAACGAGGTAAAATGTGAGAGTTTTCCTTATTTCGTCAGTGTAGCCCTCGAAAAACGAGGTTAGTCTAAAAAAGGGTAGCCGTTTGGCTACCTCTACAAACCAATTAAATTACAAAATTATGAGTACAAGAAGAATTGAGTGCAAAGGTGCAGCGTTTATAGAAAGAGTTTTCGCAAATATGCAGGAAATGTACACACACGTTGAATTTCTTAGTTATGACGGAAAATTCCTCACTGTAGCCTTCATCGCCTGAAAATGCCGTGGCAGCACTATTATTGTGCGTGTCACGGCTCAAGACAACCAATAAAAACAAGAGAATTATGGAAAAGAAAAAGCTTACAGAGTCTGAGAGGATAGCCAAAGTAATCCTCCCAAAAATACAGGAGATGCAGAGAAGAACATTTTTTGACAAGCATCTGGGCATATCTATTGTGATAAATCCCTGCATGTCTGCCCAAATCGGCGTTTGCGTTGAATACATAGAGGACAAGAAAGACGTAGATTCCCTCACTTACAATGAGTATTTCTCATTCAATCCGTTCTACAGCACAGAAGAAAACGACGCAAAGTTCGAGCGCCTTGTAGCCTACGTGAACGAGAAAGCCGGCAAGTAAGCCACAGCCTAAGAAAATCCCCACGATTGTGGGGTCTATTAACCAAACAGAATTATTATGACACAGGATTATTTCGTGTTCCCTCCTTTTGAGGTGTACACAGGCGAACAACTTACAAAAGAAGTCAAACAGAGTTTAATTGCCCGTGGTTTGAAATGCGTTGCGGTTGTCTTCAACTGCGAGAGTTACGAAGATTTCGAGCGCAAATACTTCGGCAGATAGCCTAAACAAGCGGAGATACAACTCCGCTACTATTAACCAACAAAATTATAGAATATGGAACAAACAAAAAAATTGACGGGCTATGTACTCGTCGACCCGACAGACGGAGGTGTATTGTGCAGTTATTCAGCAACTAACAATAATTGTACTTCTGCAAAAATGGAGGCTATCCATGATGCAGACGAGAGAAAAGTGTATGGTATTCCAATGGAGGTTTACGCATGTTATGATAACGTATATTCCGAAGAAACAAAAGTCTACCCACGCTTTGAAGTGGTACCATGTGGCATTGGAGATGTTTTCGGTGGTAGAATGTGGTTTTGCGTAAAGCCTAACAACCCACACGAAGTTGTCTACTTTGATACAAAGCAGAAGTGTGAGCAGTATATACGTAAGTATCACAATTCAGACCCGCATCTCCTGAAAGTATTACGTAATACTCATGGTAGGTCAATTATTTATGCCTAACCCAAGGGGAGCCAGCCTCCCCCACTACAAACCAACAAACACAGAATTATGACAGAATACGAAAGACTCAAGGATGAGACACGCATGCGACTCGTTCTTTCCCGATTGCAGGATTTGCAGGCTGCCGTCTATCGTCAGCCGAACATGTGCATGGACGTAGAGACAAGCGGACGAGAAATCTCCGCCACAGTCTTCCTCAACACAAGCATACAAGACCAGATAAAAGGTCGTGAGATGCGGTGTGTGTCGTTCAAATTCCCTCAGTACTCAGACCGGCGTCACGTTAAGAATCTGCTGAAAGGATGCAAAAATCTCATCAAGGCGCACTTCGAGTCAGTCTGAGCAAGTGCTAAAGAGGAGGAGCCTGTGTGCTCCTCTCCCATCAACCAACAAACACAGAATTATGACAAGAAGAAGCAAGACGCTGCTCCAGCAGGCAAAGTACTACGAAGTACACAACGAGATGGAAATGATGTGCCTTATTTGGGAGGCATGGGTAAACGGGAACTATTCCGATTTCAAGAGTTATTACCGCTCATTGAACATGGAATCCCGCCGTCGTTTCATCGGATTCATCTACAACCAAGTTGACGGATACACATTCTACAGAATGGTAGACATGCTCATGTTCGACAAACACTAACAAGCCCAAAACAATCCTTACCCGTAAGAGTAAGGATTTCTACAAACCAAAACCGCAAGAATTATGACAGAAAAGGAAAGGAATGAGTTAGATGAAATCCTAACGAACGACCCATTGCTCGCCTGTGACGTGGTAGACGAGAAATCCAACTATCAGTACACCGTGAAGATTATAAAGTGGACGTGGGAAGACAGATACAGCGTGTGTATCAATGACAAAATCGGCCATGCACTCGTAGACTCTCCTCTCATGGATGAAGACACCGCGCGTGGTTTTTACGACCATGTCGTTTCCGCTTACCGCATCGCCTGAATATAAGGATGCTATTTGTCAGCAAGTAGCATCCTTAACAATTATCAACCACTTAAAACATTACGGATTATGAAAATACACATTCCCTGCCCCATCAACGAGAAAGACCTATGCAGCGACGTTCTCTTCGACGATCTTTTCGACGATAATGCGTATTGCTGCGACGGACACGGCGTGCTGATAGGATTTGTCCATCGTCACGTTGTCAAGATGACGTACATATACGGCTCAAATGTCGTACACTTCGAAGTCCTCGACCATCCGCTCAGCTCGGACATCAAGTCGCGGATTAGCCAATGGCTCGAAATCGTCCGCACCGGTGTCAACGAAAATTCCCTTGATGCCAACACAAAGCTGAGCACCATCCCCCTGTACTTCAATGACATACGCTCTGGCAATATCATCTTCGAGTACAACACGGACGAAAAGTAACCGACCTAAAAAGCCTCCATCCTCGGAGGCACACACAAACCATAAAAACCAATTTGAATTATGCTTAGAAACAGAAATTGCGACAAGAATTTCGAGCGTACACTGCTCGCAGAAATCAGTAGAGCCAAGATTGCAGCCCGTAAGATGCACAACAACCGCATGACCGGTTACGAAGACCCACGCGCGGAGCGTGACTTCCATCGTGCCATAATCGAAATCGTGAGCATAGCTTATCACGATTAGCACATTGCTGCCCGAATCATCCTGTGTGGATAACACACAGGAACATTACCAACCAACATACGATTATGAAGAAAAGAACTTACAAGACTCTTGCCGGGCTGCTTAGAGCGTACGACAAGAAGCAGTTTACAATGGACGATTTTCTGAGCAAGCGGAAAGTATACGACCGCAAGTCCGGCGAGTGGATTGATTTTGAGCTTACCGACGACGCCCTACGTGAGTTGTCTGACGGATTCTGCCGTGCACTGTACTGCCAGAAAAGAAAGTACGACACGGTATTCTACAACATGAAGTATAATAGAATACTCAGCCGCAGTATACTTTCCCGTCTGTGGGTCGAGCTTTGGAACAACAAGCCGAGTTTTACCTATTGCGTAGGACAGGACGGAGATTACGAGTATCCGCTTGTCAAGAGAATCCTGTATCGTGGTTATTGAGCCTGAACAAATCCCAAAAGTGTGACACACCCGAAAAGGATAATGTATTAAGAAAGCTTATCGCCTGAAACTCAATCCCCACCCTCAACAAAGAGAGTGGGGATTTCTATTATCAACCATTAAAAAACAAGAATTATGGAAAAGAAAAAGTACATCGACATCATTTCTGCACAAGCAGACAAGAACCATCGTCCTCACGAGTTGGCTCTTAATGATTTCCTCGACTATCTGCTCGAGTTTTTCAGCGTAAAGGCTTTCCAGTCCGGTCCCGACACCTATCATCAGCATCTTCTTGACTGCACACAAAAGTGTCCCGAATTTGCCGGTCTCGCTACCCTGTGGCTCACAGACGTTGCTACAGCTATGGAGCAAGGCAAGTGGCTTGACGTGTTCGGCATACTCTACGAGGAGTTGTATCTCACACGTGGCAAGGCGTCCCATACAGGACAGTTTTTCACACCGCCAAGCGTAGCCGACATCATGTCACGCATATCTTCGTTGAACGAAAAGCAGAGCGGTATAGTCAACGACTGCGCCTCTGGCAGCGGTCGCCTTCTTCTCGCTCATTATATGGAGAAGAGCAGCCTCGACCATTCAGCAGGACGCCGTTTCCGATACATTGCACAAGACGTTGACCCCATAGCCTGCAAGATGTGCGCCCTCAATCTCATGGCTCACGGCATGAATGCCAATGTCATTTGTCAAGACACGCTCACTATGAGCACGCCCTCCGTGATGTATTGCGTCAACGAGGTCAAATACCCCTTCAATACACCTTATTACAGCGTGCGGACAGTAAGCCCTGCCCAACTTTAAAAGTTACAGCCGAGTGTTGCAGCCCAAAAACCGAGGGAGCAATCCCTCTGCAAGTTCAACCAAAACAATTATAGATATGAAGAAAATAGAAATCGGTATGAAGGTATATTGTGACATTCATTCTCAATCCCGAGAGCACGTTGTAACACACCTATATGAAGACCGGGGGGTTGCTGGCATAGACAATAGCTTTTACTGGCCCATAAGTCAATGCTTTCCGTGCAGCGAAATCACATTACCTAAACAGCGCAGCTAATGACTGCGCACAATAATCAATAACACCTACACAGGCAGCGCAGCCTAAAACAGGCGTGAGCGAAGACAGGATTCAGTCTCCAGCGTCTCATCCGGGACACTACCCGGATGAGTCTACCGCTGGATACATCACACACCTACAGCCATGTGCCGCCACTCATGAGAAGTCCGCACCCGGGAATTGCATCCCACAGGACACGCAAGGAGGATTCATTCACTCCAGACTGTTTGCATCAACAGATCTTTACCCGCAGCATCTGCCGGTATAGATCTGTTTCTCAGAACGGTCTTCGATCATTCACTTACAGAAATGCAACACATCCTCAGAGCGTGTCCGCTTTTTATTCAAAAAAACATCAGTCAAAAGCGGTCAGACAATCGCAAAAATCACTACCTTTGTATTCACAATCTTAGCACAGCCAGCCTGAAGAGGCGTAGCGAGGCACAAACATCTCCTCCTTCGCCGCTATCAACCAAACAATAAAACAATTATGTCAGTAACCAAATTTGTCCGAGCACAGGACATACTTAAAGAAAAGGGTTTCAAAGCCTCACCGTTCGATACAGCGGGATTTCAAAACGCAGTAGTCGAGTTCTTCCGGAAGAACGACGTGTCGGAAAGACTCAGTATCATATCAGTTCGCTTCCTCGACTATGAGGACGCGCCGGAATGCGGCTTTGCTGCAAGCACAGAAGGCGTATACAATGACTATTTGGGGCCAGGATTCGACAAGTACATATTCCCGCACTTCCTTGGTGGGTATTTCGGAGGTACTGAAGAATACGTCTGCTCCCCGTACATCATCGTTGACGAACCCTACGTCACTAATGCCGTAGCCCTCCTCAAGATGGCAGGTTTTATCGTCAGTCGTAAACACAAATGGCTGAAACACGATTCCTACACCGTCACCCTCGTCTAACCCGTCCCGCCTAAAACCGCCAGGCTCGACCTGGCACCATTAACCAAGCCCTACCGCATCACGGCCAAGCGGAATCCTTATGACAACCAACGAAGCATTGAGCCTGATCCAGCAGGCAGAAAAGAATATGAGCGGCAAGGATGTCGATTTTACCATCACCGACGACATCAGAATTGACAACACAGCGCATTTGTATCTGTTTGAGAACGACTATTGCAAGACAGCGGCTGTAGGCTACGAGAGTGGAGAACTGTTCGTGATGCGAGATTGGCAGGAGCCTTCACGCCCAGAGACTGCCGACGAGATAGCAGAATACGACTGGTGTACAGCCAACTGGCAGGATGCCATCATCCTTGATGGAATGCCAAGAACACTATAGGATATGTACACAATCATCAACGCAAATACGCACCTCTACCCTTGGGTAATACTACTTCTTCGCTCCCATCTGGGCGAGGAAGGATATTGGTGCCTATCAGATGTGCATGCCGAAGAGTGCATCCTCTCAGCTTACAACACCACAAAATACGAAGGTATTGTTATGGATGAAACGCCTGCACATGGCTCATGGATTGGACCACAAGACATAAATAAACTATAAACAAAAAGCCCCAATCTAAGCCGAGTACACAATAATTAACAAGTTTAATATTTAATAACCATACAACTATGCCACAAGTAAACCTCTCTGACGAAGAGTACAAGCGCCGCGTACAGGCCATCCGTGACCTTTTCGCCAAACGCATCTACGACCTTTACGTCAAGTGTGCCAACGGCGAAATCACCGAATACCACAAGCTCGTAGACGA